AAATTAATAAGTGCGCCTACCCGCTCGTGATGAGTAGATAGGCGCACAAATATAAATAATAAATTACACAATTACAAACTATAAAACAATGAAATTCAATTTATAACATATTGTAATTATTGAACAGTACTAATTTTTTTTTACGAACAACGAACCTAGAGCTTTCACCATGTCATAGAAGCCAGCGGAACTGAACCCAACAGCCACCCCATAAAGCAGAGCTTCCCACCATTCGCTACCTATAAGCAATGGAGACACCTTTAGAAACCACGCTAATATACAAACCAGCATACCTATGACTACGGCGGATAGGACTTTAGCCCATTTATGGGTGTCAATATACGGCACAACCTTGGCTAACTGCGTAGCTGACATCGTGACAAAAGCCATAATACCAGTAAAGGTGGTTAGATCAATTGTGATAGTCCCTTCTGATGGGATTACCTCCTGCGCCATCAAAGCGAATGGTGTCAATAACATAACGAATAAAAACAACAATCTTTTCATATCTAAAAACGTTTAATGATTTCACAAATGTAACATTAATTTTGAGATCTACTCATGCCTTTTATGTTAAGACTTAATCCCGGTATCATATTAAGCACCAACTGCCTTTTCGCCTGCTCCCTACGTATACGCTCGGCTTCCGCTATCTGTGCCTCTGATTGGGTATCGTTCTTAATATTATTAGCGATATCCTCTATAGCCTTCTTGTTAGCGCCGGATTGAGCTAGCATCTTATATAACAGGTCTTGGCCTTCCTTCTCCCACCAGCTGTCCATGGTAGGGCGGGAAGCCAAAGAAGGACCGGCGGGGGCTACCGTCTCAGGTACGGGCTGCTGACCTCCGTCCCCCGTGCCCGAATCCCGCTGTCCGAACTCGTATCTCATTGACTCGTTCTCCGGGACACCATACCTATTAGCGAACATATCAGCGAACTCAAATCTCTTCTCATTTCTTAAGGTCGATCCAAGAGGCCTACCGTATCCTTGATTCCATGCCACGGTAGCGTCCTTGTAGTTGACGGCGTTATCGAAATCGGATTTAGAATACATATAGTAATTATATACATTACCTTGAGCGTCCTTGTCAAAAAACTTTCCTTGATTGATGTAATTCCAACCTAACCCCGGGACCTTGCCTTGATACTCATCCACGAGATAATCCAACTGCTGTGTCAATGTCGGTTTCTTCCCATACCTGCGCTGTAGCTCCTTCTTCCTCGGTCCAAGCCATTGTTGGATGCCAAAATCACCGGCGGTGCCTAGGGCTTCGGTGTCCCCTCCGGACTCGGCGGCGATGTTGGCGAGGATGCCTACCGCTTGCGTTTGTGGTATTCCCTTCTTTTCTGTCAGATAGTCCCATATCTCATCATACACAACCATCTTGTTGTTGTCCGATCTACCGGGATCAACAACATATTTGCCTTCCCCATATCCTTTATCAGTATCTACAGGTCCACCATCCTCTTTCTTGTCTTTCTCATCATCGGCCAATGTAGTGGATATCAACCCTATATAATAATCAAGATCCCTATGAATATTATCCGCTACTTTCTTGGCCGCGCTTTCAAACCTCTCCTTATCCTCCTCGTCAGGTATCCTTCTCCTTATACCCCTCAATGTCTTCCCAAGATATTTAGTAAATATCTCATTAGGGATGCTGGCATAATCGTCCAACTTATCAAATACCTTTCCATAGATGCTAGACTCCCATGGATTGGTAAATACATCTTTACCTACCAACCCCATCTTATAAGACGGGGACAACCTCATAGGAACACCTCCAGTAAGGACATCAAATTCTGGATGGACGTCTTCCAGCGGCCTATCATTGAGTTGCCCATAATATTGAGGGGACTGACCGGATATAACGCGATCAAGATCCGACCTGTACATTTTTCTGGCTATATCCTCTACAGGACCTCCCTCCGCATACTCATCGAAACTCTTGAAATAATTCTTATAATTACCCGTCAACCACTCCGCTTCCCGCTCAGAATCCACCATAATAGTGTCGCCGTCAGCGATGGCACTTTCAAGAGCGTCCCACTCACCCCTATTATTCTTAGGATCAGTGAAGTCGTATAACTCACCATCTATCTCCCTGACCGAAGGATATATCACATACCGACCATCCACGCCAGCGTAGCCAAGCTTATGCGTGGCGACATTCCCATCGACCTCCCAGTCAGGTATGGTTTTCCTTTTCTCATCCCTTAACCTCCTGGCGAAATTGGCATCGCTGCTCTTGATGAGGGTTATAAGTTTATCCTTGTCAATCTCACCTCCATCCTGTTTCTCCTCTATCTTCTCTCCCCAAAGACCGTATTTCTCCCTAGGCCAGATACCGTCTATGGCATCCACATAACCAACGGGATGCTCCCCGTCCAGACGCCGGTTCCGCCGCTCGTCCGCAGGGTACAGAGCGTTGGCCAACGGCTGCGTGATATGACCCAACCCCTTATCTTTGGATCTCGACATAGCGTCCACCACAGTCTGATATATAGGTCTTAATTTCTCAGGCAAATATAACCCCGCCTCATCAACCAGCTCGCCTATCTTCTTATTTATACCCCTAATGCTGAAATTATAATTACCCATGCCATTATTCAACGGAGACAACGCACCTCTTATCCCATTCATACCCTTAACAGCAGCTCCTCCACTAAGGATATCAAACTCCGGGGATACGTTCTTTAAAGGATCATCATTCATACCCCTAAAATACATGGGACGCTCACCTCTTACAACACGATCAAGATCTTCCTTATACAAATCCTTTATCCATGAAGGGATTTCCTCTTTCTTATCTTTCTTAGCCATAAATCACGTTTTCTACAAAGATATACATAATCGGATGCAGGATAAAACAATAGGCGGGTACATGATTCATATCACCTACCCTCCTACACCCTCAATGCATATGATAAGCCGCCAGAGCTTTCTTGGCCAAATCCCTCGACTTATACTTCGCCGGCCATAACTTTCCAGTTTTGTTACTAACCACCCTCCAATCACTTCCTACTTTCTTGATGCACCCCGATTTAGGGCACTTGCCTGATTTACTAACAGCAGATCTATTTTTCACCATATCATTGCGTATTAACAGTTATGCTATAATCTTGTAAGTTTATATCAATATTGACAATCTTCGAACTACCAAAATCATATACACACAAATTTAAATTTCCATATAAAACACCAGCGATAATATCGGCATAGAAAGAAGCCTCATCACCACCCACAGCATTATAAAAATACAGATACATATGCTGTTTATTAATAACACAGCTTTTTATCTTGTCAAAACCTTCCTTGGTAGTATTTTTCTTAAAATCAATTCCTTCTAAAATATAACTTGATATATCCACTCCAGAAGAACCTATCTCCTTATAAGTTCCATCATCCATCAAGGCCTTATCACCCTTACCTTTCATCTTAAGATGAAGTTGATTATCAAAATCTATATCCTCTTCAGTATTTTTAAAAGAATTTACAAGAACTATCTCGGAATCATTTGATGCAGCAACATTTGAATTAGAATGAATATATCCGACACTTAGATTAGGATAAACAGAAATAGATATATCCATAAGTCCCATACCAAGAATGGTATTTGAACCGCTGATGTAAATAGTGATACAATCATTCCTTTGATCATTAAAAACCATCAAATCATTGATAAGAAATTCACCTACCAATTCCACAAAAGAATCGCTAGGTTTTATCATCCTGATATTAGACGTAGGGTTACTACCAAACAACAATTTTATAGTATTATACTGATCTTGGGTTAAAGTAGAAGGTTGATTAGACGCTAGATGAAAAACAGTATCTAAAAACGCGTTCTCGATATCACCCCTAGCTTGCACCTCCTTATATTTCCCATTATCCATCAAAGCCTTGGTCCCTGTACCGGCCGTAGAGAAGTTGATGCCCCTGTTATCTCCGACTGGGTCACCACCAATCGTTAAGGATATGTCCTTAGTTTGGTTAGATACCGATTGTACGGTATGACTGGTGACAATGGACGTATGGGTAAGGTCGCTGGATATATTGATCATTACATGATAAGATACAATGACCCCAGCTCCCGTATTGCATCCAGAGCGCAACATGGCTTGAATATTCCCGGATGAATCCTTAATTAATATCAAGTCCCCAACCCCATACGTCGATGATGCTCCGGATAAAAGATATTGAATTGGTATATCAACCTCACATTTAGAAGCTATTATATCATATTTCGCTTTGGTAAGGGTAAATTCCTTATCAAAGCCCAAATTAAATAATATAGTTCTAAAATCATCCTCGCTATCGAGATTATCGCCCAAGAAGCCCGGCTCATGAACATCTATATCCTGCCATGTGCCGTCACCACGAAGAAAGGCTGTACGCTTCTCCGCTGCGGGAGCCGGCACCA